ATTCCCGCTGATGCTTACCTGCAGCAGGTGGTGCAAGGCGGGCCGCGACCGCATAAGCGCTTTGAGAAATCGTTGATTGCTCAGGGGATGATGAAGTCCGGCCAATACGCCGTGCCGAGCGGTGACTACCTCAACCAATACGGCAACGTCGCGCGCGGTACCATGACGCGCATCTTGTCGGGTCTGGGTGCGGCCGAGTCCGGGCGCGGCTACCAAGCCAACGCCACGGGCAGCAAGCGCAGTCAGCGCAAGGGTAATGCTCAGCGCTACTTCACCGGCATGATCGACGGTGAGTCGGGCGTGTGGGAGCGCAAGGCCTCGGCCTTCGGTGAAGGGGTCAAGCCTGTGTTTCTCTACACAGACGGCGCCCCGCAATACCGCGTCGTTTTCCCGTTCTACAAGATCGGCGAGAACATCGGAAAGGCGCACGGACAGGCCGAACTGGCCAACGCGTTGCGGGACTCGATCCTGTCAGCGAAGTGAGGTCGCGCACGGCGCGGGCACCCCCGGCACCCCCTGGCCACCCGGTCGGGTAGGCGGCTCGGCCCCGCCCGGACCCACCCCCACCCCCCGGCTTTGGGTCCTCCCTGCCATACCGGGCCTAGGGGGTAATTCGGGCCCCGCTCATTCGCTACGTATGAGCCTTTTGCAAAGGTTGGTTGTTGTTTCGACTATGGCTATTTCCTCGATCGCCCGGCAGCCGTTCTGGCTGAACAAGAAAAACATGGCCGAAAGCCTCGGCATTTCCGTCCAGGCCTTTGACAAATGGGGGGTCCAGCCGGTCGCCAAGATTGGCCGTGAGTCGTTTTATGACACTCGCGCGGTGCTGGATAACCGCCTGCAGCATCAGGGTGGAAAACAACAACCTGGTGCTGATGAGATCGATCCGCTCATTGCGTACAAGATCGATTGCGAGCGCCTGCGCTTGCTCACTGAGCAGGCCGACGCCCAGGCACGCAAAAACAAGATCGGCGACAAGGAGCTGGTGCCGGTCGGATTCATGGTTTTTGCGTTGGCCAGCCTGTCCGCACAGCTGGCCTCAACCCTCAACACCGTTCACAAAAATGTGAAGCGCAAACACCCCGATATCAACGTGCGCCACTTGGAGGCCGTCGAAACGGAAATTGCCGTTACGCGTAACGCGGCTGCCGGGTTGGCTGATCGCATACCGGAGCTTTTGGATGAGTACCTCGCCACCTTGGATCAAGAGTCTGGTTGAGGCGGTCCGGCGCGGGTTGAAGAACCTCGAAGTCGATCCGCCCATGACCGCTGTGGAGTGGGCCGACGAATATTTCTACATGTCGTCTGAATCGTCCTACGGAGAAGGCAAATGGACGACTGAGTTTTTCCAAGTGGCCTTGCTCAACGCCATGGGCAACGACCTGATACATGAGCTGAACCTGCCGAAATCGGCGCGCATCGGTTACACCAAGATGCTGATGGCGAACATCGCCTACAAGCTCAAGCACAAGAAACGCAGCATTTGCATGTGGAGCCCGACGGACGACGACGCCAAGGGCATCATGAAAAAACACGTCGATCCGATGATTCGCGACGTGCCGGTGATCAAGGCAATGGCGCCCTGGTACGGGAAGAAGCACAAGGACAACACCGAGGATCAAAAGACCTTCGATAACCGCAAGGTGCTTTGGTGGTTGGGCGGCAAGGCCGCTGGCAACTATCGGGAAAAGAGCCCGGACGAGGTCGGCTATGACGAGCTGTCGAGCTTCGACGCGGACATTAACAATGAGGGCTCGCCGACCTTCCTGGGTGATAAGCGCCTGGAAGGGGCGACCTTTCCAAAGTCGATTCGCGGCTCTACCCCCAAGCTAGCGGGTAGCTGCCAGATCACGCGGGCCGCCGAGGAATCGGCCTACCTGTTGCGCTTCCATATCCGCTGTCCGCATTGCCACACCGAACAAACCTTGAAGTGGGGCGGGCCGGATGAGCCGTTTGGGCTCAAGTGGTCCAAGGATGCGCTCGGCGAAGTCGATAAGGCCTGGTATCTGTGCGAGTCCGGCCACGGTTGCACCTTCGAACATCACGAGATGATCGAGGCGGGGCCATCGGGCCGTTACATCTGCGAGAAAACCGGCGTCTGGACTCGTGACGGCATGGAGTGGTTCGGGGCGGATGACGCGCCGATTCGCACGCCGCGCCGCCTGACGTTCCATATCTGGACGATCTATTCGACCTTCACCACCTGGGTGAAGATCGCCGACGAACGCGTCAAGGCCGGCAAGGACCGGGGCAAGCTGAAAACCTTCGTCAACACGACTCTGGGCGAGCCCTGGGAAGAAGACCTAACCGAAAAAGTCGACTGGGAGCAGCTGCGCGATCGCCGCGAAGTTTACGCCGCCCAGGTGCCGGCACGTTGCGTTGCGCTTATGGGTGGCATCGACACCCAGGATGACCGCTACGAATTGCGGGTGTGGGGCTTTGGTGCTGATGAAGAGGCCTGGCTGGTCTACCGCCGGATTTTGACGGGTGACCCGGCCAGCCTGGAGCTGTTGCGCCAAGTTGGCTTGGAGCTGCATAGACAGTTCACCCGAGCCGACGGCACGAAAATGGGCGTGATGCGTTGGTGCTGGGACTCCGGCGGTCACCATTCGGAGACTGTCAGGGCTCAGAGCCGCAAGCATGGCTTGCATTGGGTGATCCCGATTTTCGGGGCCAGCACCTACGGCAAGCCGATTGCCAGCTTCCCGCGCAAGAAAGAGAAAAAGTCAAAAACCTACCTGACCGAGGTAGGCACCGACAACGCCAAAGAGGTCATTTACAACCGCCTCAAGCTGCAGCCGGACGGCAATCGTCCGGTGCCGGGCCTGATTCACTTCCCGGCGGACGATCTGATCTGCGACGACGACGAGCTTAAGCAGCTGACCAGCGAAACCAAGAAATGGATCTTGGCGAAAGGTCGGCGCGTGTTGCGTTGGGATGCCAGCAAGAAGCGTAACGAAGCGCTCGACTGCTTTGTGTACGCCCTGGCCGCGTTGCGGATCAGTCAAGAAAAGTTCGGTTTAGACCTCGACCTGTTGGCCCGCCAGAACCCCGAAACGGGGGTGTGGGAGGTGCCTGCAGAACCACTACCAGCGGCCGAGCCGGACGAGCCAGAAGTGCCGGCCGAAGTACCGCCGCCGGCGCCTGTGGCGCCGCCACCAGATCACCAGCCAGCCGCCGGCGGTTGGATTGAGACAGGAGCAAACGGATGGCTATAGAAGCCCAAGAAGCCTTGACCCCCCAGCAAATGGTCGCGCTGTACATGCAGGCCGAGGCGGATCTGGTGGCCGGGGGCAAAGATGTGACCTTGAACGGTCGGCGATTCGTGTATGCCGAGCTGAACCAGATACGTGACGGCCTGTTGTACTGGGAGCGCCGAGTAGCGGCCCAAGCACGCGGGGGGCGTCCGGGCTATTCCCTGGCGAGCTTCTAGTGAGTGGTATGAACCTGCTGGACCGGGCGCTTGCGCCGCTGTTTCCGGGCATGGTCGCCGAGCGCCTGCGGGCGCGTAACGTGATCATGGCGTTTGAGGCCGCCAAGCCTTCGCGGACCCATAAGGCCAAGAAACAGACCGGTAACGCGGATCGCGCGCTAAATCACACGCTCAAGTCGATGCGCGAGCAGAGCCGCAAGCTGGACGAAGACCACGACATTGTCACCGGGGTGTTTGACCGCCTGGAGGAGCGCGTGGTGGGTGGGGCGGGCATTGCCGTTGAGCCGATCCCGCTGCACCTGGATGGCACAGTGCACCGCGAGTTTGCCGCCGCCATTAACGCGCTGTGGGGGGAGTGGTCGCTTAAGCCCGAGGCATCGGGCGAATTGAGCCGGCCGCAGATGGAGCGCTTGGTGGTGCGCAGCTGGTTGCGCGATGGCGAGGCCTTAGCCCAGGAACTAATGGGCAAGGTGCCGAACTATCAGTACCTGCACGGCGTGCCGTATGCGCTGGAGCTGTTGGAGGCGGACTATCTGCCGATCGAGTACACCGACGACTCCAAGGGCATTGTCCAGGGCATCGAGCGTAACGGGTGGCGCCGCGTGTTGGCTTACCACCTGTACAAAGCGCACCCGGCTGGCCTTCGCGGCAGCTTGGCGCAGAACACCAAGCGCGTGCCGGCCGAGCAGGTGATTCACATTGCCTACCGCAAGCGCATTGGTCAGAGCCGTGGCCAGCCGCTGTTGCATGCGGTTCTGATGCGCCTGGCGGATATCAAGGACTACGAGGAAAGCGAGCGGGTGGCAGCGCGGATCAGTGCGGCGCTGGCCATGTACATCAAGAAGGGCACGCCCGACGACTACGTGCCGGCCGGACCGGGCGAGACGCGCGTAGAACGGACCTTCCCCATTGGCCCTGGCATCGTGGTCGACACCCTGTTGCCGGGTGAAGACGTGGGCATGATCGAAAGTAACCGGCCTAACCCGTTCCTTGAGGGGTTCCGCAATGGACAGCTCAAGGCGGTGGCCGCCGGTACGCGCAGCACCTATTCCAGCGTGGCGCGCAGCTACGACGGCACCTACTCGGCGCAACGCCAGGAGCTGGTCGAGGGCCAGCTGGGTTACGACCAGCTGCAGCATGAGTTCATCGACTACTGGTGCCGCCGCGTGTACCGCAACTGGCTGCGCATGGCGATCTTGAGTGGTCAGCTCAAAGTGCCGGCGGACGTGGATCAACGGACCATCTACGGCGCCTTTTACCAAGGGCCAGTGATGCCGTGGATTAACCCG